ACATAACGTCAGCAGACTGTGCAAATTTTAAATCAAATAATTGTGCTGTCGTATAACTGGTTGTGATTTGATAAATTTTATTAGCAGTACCCGCTGAAGAATAAGTTGTATAAGCAGATGAATTTATATCGTTACCATCAACATCTTGTAATTCAAAAGTATTGGTAGTTTTATTAGAAACTTTAAAAGTTTTATTATTAACTTCTGTCATTCCAACAACACTAGAAATAGTTACAAAATCTCCATCGGAATAACCATGTGAGCTAGATGTAACTACAGCTGGATCAGCAGCAGTAATTCCTGTAATAGTTTTATCACCTTCTACAATTTGACCATCATCTTTAAAGAAACGAATATATTGATTGCCAAATTCTAAAATGTAAGTTTGAGTAGTTGAAAATGTAAATGGAATTAATCTGGTTGAAGTAGAAGAAGTTTTAATTTCAGAAACAAAATATGTACCTGGTCTTCTCATTACTGGTCCATGTGGCATAACCACAAAGTTTTCAATGGTAGTTGCACCGTTAAAGTATTTTGCAAAATCTGTTCTTCCCTCCATAGAAGAGGAAAGCTCCCCAGCGGTAAAGCTAGGGATGCTTAAAAGTTGTTTTCCCATATTTAGTATCTACTATTTAAAAAGTCTTCAGTTATGATTTGATCTGTTGGAGCTAACTCTGGATTTGTATTATAACCTTCAGAGCTATCTGCGTGTCTCGCCTCTGATAATTTAGCTTGATATTTTTCTGCCATTAATTTTGAAACTTGTAGATTGGCAGTTATAGCATAAGCAATATCTTGCGCTAAATATGCAGAGATAGTTTCTCTTAATAAAATATCTAATTCGTTGACATCTGTTATTTGTGCTAAATAAATTAAATAAACAGAACTTTCATCAATTAATAATTTTCTACCTTCTATTTTATAATCAGAATTATAATCTTTAATTCCTAAAATTCTTAAACAATCTGCGGGTAATGTATATTGATATGTAAAACCCCAGGCTGGAGTAGCTGTGTCTTGTGCTAATTGTATTCTTTTAATTAAACAGTTCCAGGGATGCGCTCTAAATACTGCATCTCTAATTGTTGTATATCTTTCATTACATAGTCTAGCATTTTTACTATCGTCTGTAAGAGCTGTAATTGAACTTGCTCCTAATTGATTTAATGCTGAATTACAAATTTGAACTACACTAGCCATCTAGTCTCCTAAAAATTAATTTTTTTTTGCATCCTAGGCGGGTTCCACTCTCGCTTTCCCCGCCTAAAATTCTATTTGTTAGTCTACGATGTAAGTTATTACACCAGATAGATCGTCTCCATCTGCTAAAGCAGCTGTTGCTAAAGCATTGATGACAACTCCGTCTCTACTTTCAAACGTATGGTTACCACCAAGCAACTTAGTTGCAGCAGTATTACCTTCCATTGAAAAGTATCCAACAGCGTCAACGTCTAAACCATCTACCATTCCATCGACATCCGCAGCAACTGTGTCTCCGTCAAGATCAGTATAAGCCTCCCATCCAATATCCATTGTTTGTGAGCTAGTTACCCAGTTACAATAAAATCTAGATAGTCCGCCTATGATTTTAACTTTACCCGCTGGCAATTTGCCAAGAGTTACAGTTGAGTTTGCATCTCCAGCGCCATCCTGATCGTGAGTGAAGGCTAAAGTTCTTAATTTACCTTTATCTCCAGTTGTATCAGCTTTGACGATAGGAGTTGCTGTTGCGTTAGTGTACTCTGTACTTTTTTGTGTTGTTACAGCCATAATATTTCTATTATCCTCCTATTATGCTTCATGACATGGAATTTGAACAACTTTTTTCTCTTCCATTCTTACTGCACCAAGAGACATTGCGTAGTACACTTGTGTTGAGTAAGACTTGTCAGCTCTTTCAGAGATTTTTGCTGCTATATCACTTCCGATACCTAATTTAATAGCATCTTCAGTATAAGCAAAAATTAATCTGTCGTCTGTGTTAGTTGCATCCATGTTCAGTCTTGTTGACATTATAAACTCAAATCCTAAGTAGGAATTGATACTACCTTCAGCAAGAGCTTTAACTGTATTATAGTCAGAGCTAGTTACTTGAGTAGTTCCTAATAGATCCGAGATCTGTTGTGGTCCGCAAACGACAAAACGCTTCAATGAAGCATCTACATCGTTGTTATCTAAGATTTTCTTCGCAGCTAAAAGTTTAGCAATTGTCAAACCATCTGATTGGTCTGAAGTTGCAGTCTTTTGACTTGAAGGTAAAGCTGTAGATGAACCACCCGCAACACCAGTTGATGCTGAAGCATTCATAGCCGTAATAATTACGTCATCCATGCTTCTATTCATCGCTGCTGCCGCTGCCTTAGCGTATGAACTTGTTGGATCCACAAGCATTCTAACTTTGTCAACATCGTCAACTAAGTCAGCCCACTCGTAATCAGCCAAGCTCAATCTTCTTCTGCTGTGTGGCGTATCAATTTGAGGTGTATCGCCATGTCTGCTCGTTCTTATTTGAGCAGCAGTAACTCCGACTTGATCGAAGAAAGCGTTTTTACCTCTTACAGTTTCCACATCAACAGAACCTCTTAATTTACTTCCTAATTGTTGAGAAAGCATAGCAACATTCGAGCTATACTGCTCCACAAAAGAAGTAGTAATTTGAATAGACATTCTATTCTCCTTGGTTGGTTATTGTTAATGTTAGCGGCTGATTATCCTTACGGGTCGAAACCTCGATTTGAGTTCTCCTGGAACCTATACTTTCATAGTGTCAACTAGGGTCTGTCGATTATCCTAATATATTTCAGCTATACAGAATTTTTTTGTTCTCGTAAAGCCAAAACTTCTTTAACAGCAAGATCGTGATTAGGATGTCTTTTATCCCAATACGAAGATCCTTCTTTTGTTAATTCTCCTATTTCTTTCTCTATTTGAGCTGGAGTTTGATAAGCTGGTCCAGATGCTTGAGTTATAGTATCTTCTCCCATCTTATCAGCTAATGTAGCAAACGCTTTAATAAAACTTGGATGGTCGCCAATTTTAGTTCCGTCTGCTAAATTTTTATTTAAAAAATCTTCATCAAAAACTTGTAAAGCAACATCAGCAGATTTTTTAGTTTGTTGTTTGTATGCTTGACCCCACTCTTTTTTAAGAGATGTTTCACTTTCTTGTCTGGCGTTTTCAGCTGTTGTATCTAAATCCTGTTGCTGTTGAGCTGCCATATCATTATAAAATTTAACAATGCCGTTAGCTTGTGTTGGAAGTAATCCCAACTTATGAGCCTGGTCTGAAAAACTTTTTAATGCGTCTTGATTAATATTAGCATCTTCTCCTAGTTCATATTTATATCCAGTTGCATCCTTTGGTCTACCTAGTTTTTCATAAACTGCATTCCAATCATCTTCGGTCGCATATTTATTTGGAACTGGAATTTTATCTGATCCAACTAATTTTTGTGCATGAACATAAGACTTTGCTAAACCTTCTATATCTTTAATGTTTTCTAAAGATTTATCAGATTTTATTTCATCGGAAAGATTTGCTTTCCAATCTATGTTTGTTTCTGGAGTTTCTGTTTTAGGATCTCCAGATAACACCGGAGCATCAGTTGATACTTCTGGCGTTACTACCTCTTGATTTTCGCTTGACATATTTATTCTCCTTTTTTGTTAAGCATATTTTTAATAAACAAGACTACTGATCTTGTTCCTTCTAAAAATGCGCTTTCGTGGCTATCTCCTTTAACATGAGTAGTTACATGAAAACTGCATCTCTTTTCCAAATCAGAAAGCACTCGTTCTCCAGCTTCCGATTTAAAAACCATTTTATAATCAATATTTAATTGTTTAAGTTCTTTGTGATCCATTACTCAACCGCCTTTAGAGCTGGTGCTATTTTACCCGCACTCTCAGCTACTGCTTGAGCTTGTTGTAATTGTTGCATCTGCATCTCGGCTTGTTGTTTTTGTTGTTGGATTTGTTGAACCTCTGCTTTTGATCTCATAATTTTAGCTGGTAAACCTAAAACATTTTTAATGTGATCTACTAAACCATCTATATCTATGTAATCAAATACTGGTGCAATATTCTGCATTGAACCAAATATTTCTATTCCTCTCATAACAGATGATAGCTCTTGTGTTTTTTGAGCTTTGGCTAATGGAGATACATATTCTATCTCAACATCCTGGTCGCCAATTTCTTCTGGTATTGGAGGTAATTTATTATTTTTTAATAATAAATTAAAAGCTCTAGTAATTAAAGGTTGTAATAATTCAGATTGTAATCTTCCTAATACTGGACCCAACAATCTCATCTTCTCTTCAGTTCTTTGCATAACCTCTGTTGCGGTCATGTTTTGACCCTGGACCATCATTAATTGATCGACAAAGAAATTTTCTCTAATTGCTTTTCTTCTTTGCTCTTCCATTTGAATACCAACTGGAGCATTAGATCCAACTTGTAATGGTTCAATTCTATCTCTGGTTCCAGATCTATAGAAATTTAATCCACCCGGTACAGTTCTAATTGGTAAAATAAAACCATCATCAGGAACCATTAATGGTGGGTCAATTTGTTTTTGAGCTGCTTTAATAGATGTCTTAGACATTGTGTTTAACATCTTGGTATCTGGTAAAGCATTCATAGCTGGAGATCTTCCAAAAATTTCATTGGATGAAGATTTTAAATATCTAGGTACAACGTATGGAAATTCTCTAAATCCACTTTCTCTTAAAATAGCTCCTGTCTCTTGATGAATATGGCATGAAACATAATCCATATTATCTTTATTATCATAACCCATTGGAGTATCAGATTTGTGTACTGAGTGAAGTATGATACTATCTTCAAAAGGTTTATTTTTTACTACCTCTTGCAATGATCTTGGTAATTCTACATCCGGATACATTAAAGGAATATTTTTATTTTTAAGATGAAATCTTCTAAGTAAGCTATCGACAAAACCTTTTTCATTTTCAGTAATAAATATTTCTGAAATATGAATTGTTTTAAATCTTAGATCATCTTTAACATCATCTGTAATAAACATAGCAGACGTACCAAAGGCTAATAGTTCATGGTAAAGTTCAAAAATTTCTTGTTGAAAATTTGAACGAGCAAATACTTGCTGCATAATTTTAGCGCAGCTCTCTAACCATTCTACTGCTGTATCATCTTGGTTAGTTGCCTCAGTTCTAAATTTTAAAACGAACCACGGAGAAATCGTATTGGTTAGCATACCATTTAAGCTAGCTGATAATAATTCTAATGCGTGAGTAGCTGTACCATCATATATCTGGTCGTGTCGTTTATCGCCTTTAGTTCTTTTAATAGTTATATTAGATTTTCTTGGTAAAAAATAATCTGCAATTTCTTGCCAATGCTCTTCCCAAGTAACTCTTTGATTTTTTAAAGTATTATATTTGTCAATAATTTCTTTTGCTTTTTTTTCTACCGCCATTTTTTATCCTAATTTTTTTCTTTTAATTGTTAAATTACTATCTCCCAAACCTTGTGCAGCGGTTAAAATAGTATCTTTTCTTCCTTTTTTTTTAGTTGCAAGTAAAGTTGCATCAGCAGACATTGTGGTAGCTGATGCTTGATCTACTTCTGCTCCTGTTGGAGATGTCTTAACCGCAGATGCACCCACTCCTTCAACATAAGTAGTTTTTGGTTGGTTGTTATCTCCAC